TTTTTATCATCAAGCCTCTTTATCACGCTTAAATGCGGTTTGCTATGAGGCTTAAGTTCTCCATATTGAAATTCAACAAATGAAGGTATATAAAATTGTTTATCGTCTTTTATTTTTTTTAATTTACTTTTAATTTCAGCAGGTAATTCATCATAAATGATTTTTTCACCAATCATAAATTCAGCCGCTTCCCAATCAGCATCCCAGATACCTGCATGATCACACTTGCCTAACAAGTAAAACCAAAAACTTTTATATTTAGGCGACAACCTTCTAAACCATGCTTTATCCCATAGTTTAGTATCAATAAATCTTTTAGCCATAAAATTCTCCTATTTTATTATTTAATTCATCTTTTATTGTTTCATAATCCCAAGGCGTTTTATTTACGGTATTTGCGAGTTTTTTTAATTTACTTAATCTACGCTTACCTAAAGTATTATCCGCCCATTCTTTCGCCTGTATAGGGTGTTTATGCCACCAATATAAGTGGCAACCTAAACACAATGCTTTTACATTATCAGTATTAAATTGCATTTTAGGATATTTGCCTCTAGGATAAATATGAGAAGCATGAAGGTTTTTATCTTTTCCGCACCTTAAACAAACTTTATCTCTAAGAATAACGTATTCTCTAACTAGCTTATGCAATTTAGTTTTCTGAGCCTTTGTCATTAAAATGGTAAATCATCTTCATTTACTTGTTTTTGAGCTGGCATACTGCAAGCAATAGAAAACATTTCAGGCATAATACTTTTTATCACATTTACTCTACTTTTTAAGTCACCTTCATCATTATGTAAAGGCAGAGATGAAACTAATCTTGTAGCATTATTAAAAGCCATGCCCCACTTTATTGCAAGATCAGTATCTGTGTTTTTATTAACAGATGGTTTGTTTTGCATATCGTCACCAACAGATCCAACTAAATCAACAACATAAACACTATTACCATCTTTTTTTCTAATATGACTTACTTTTACAAGATCTCCTTTTTTGTATGTAGTCAAGGTGTTATGAGCATTTTCACTTGCATAGTGTACAAACTCAGTACCGTCTATGTTAAATGTGTACATATTATAAGGACCATAAGGCCCCTCTCCATTCAATGGTTTATCAAACATCAAAATACCAGTGAATGATTCTCCAACTTCTAGTTTTTTACTTGGTTTATTTTCAGACATATATTCTCCTTAATATGTAATTATTTGATAAAATATTCTAATTAAAAGCACAATTACGACCGGTGCTAAAATTAAAGGTAATGATTCATCAAGAAACAAAATGACCTTTTCAATAAAATTTAACATTATTTACTCCTTTTGCATTTGTTAATTAAAAAAATTATATAATGAATAATAATTAAAAATAAAATTGCATTTAGCAAATGTTCAGAAATATCAATTAATATCATCTTTATCAATTTTCTTTTCTATTCTATTCAATCTAAAAAGTGTACTTATGTTTAATGCCAACATCATTAGCATAGTAAACTCCCAATAAGGAAAATACTCTGTGCTAAATAAAACTTCCCAGTAATATCTCATTGCAATTCCAAAGAATATTGATTTTTGTTACCAGACGGATTCTCAATATAATATTCAGCGTATGACTTTTGACCATTTTTATTTTTGACCATTCTAGTTTTAATATTTACACCTTGACTTCTAAGATTAAAAATAACTGAAGATAACCTATAGCAACCAAATTTATCTAATGCACTTATGCCTGAAATACTATATCCGCACTCAAGATATTTTAATATGTGCTTTTTTTGACTCATTTTTTACTCCTTTTTATGTTTTTTATTTCATTGCTTAATTTATGAAATTTATCCGAAACTTTTAAATCAGGAAAACTGTTTCCCATATGATCAAGAGCTTCAATTATTAAATCATATTCATCTTTATTACAAGTAATCTGAATGTTGCCAGAAGGTTCGGGCAAAGGCGAGTTTGTAGTTGCGGAATCCCCTTTGAACATGACACCACGAACCTTCTGGACTTGAGGAGCGTACTCTTCCACTATTTGATTAATTCTAATACATAGTGCCCCAAAATGATTTATTTTTTGATTGTCGTTATCTAAATCTTCGCCTTCGGTTATAGTCATAAGTGATTGAACAGCAGTAAACAAATTTAAAGCAAAGGTTTCAAGATACAGATATTGTTGTTCAGAATGTTTTTTCAAAAATGGTACTGGCATTATTTATCTCCCCTTTGATAATATAATCTATTTACTAAATTGGTTATGTTTTTATTTATTCCATTTGGATAGGCTAAGGCTTCAACTATTTCAGGCATCCTATGCTGTACTTCTTTAAACTCTTTATCTATGTCTTTAATTAGTTCTTCCATAGTATTGCCAACTGCACAAGTAAACCTCATTGCAATCTCGCCTTCAAACATTATTTCAGCATGATACATATAGTCATGTGGTACTCTTTTTTTCATTGCTCGCCTCCTTTTTCAACTACAGTGTCTTTTACATCTTGCTTAAAATCAGCTAAAAATTCAATTCTGTCAACTATATTTTCAAAGCTGTCTTTGTATAAGTTAGTATGCATTTGTCTCCATTGATGAACATAACCAGGCAACTCCCAATACATCTCATCAATAATAGTTGATAAAGTTGTTGGCTTTTTTGGATTTCTAATATTAAACGGAATAGAAAGTATTTGATTTTCAATTAATTTTCTTAATTGATCATATGCTCTATTACATATATCAATAGACTCTTTCTTAGCTACTTTTGTAGTAAAGACACCTCGGTCAAGTTTACTATGTACATCCATGACAACATTATTACAAATGTCAGCAGGGTTTTTTTGCTCATGTTTCATTGATAACTCCATATTATTTATTTTATTCACAATGTAACTTAATAACAGTTTGCAAATAGTACAACTATATTTTTAAAGGGTTATAATAGGGTAGGAATAGGCAAGGATGGTAGTATAATGTGAATAAGGACGAAATGGAGTAATCGCCCTGTACATCCTTGCCTATAGGGATAAAAATTAACGATTATATAAATATATTAAAACTCCTCTTCTATATTAAATTTTATACTAAACAATTTATCTGCAACTTGAGACATATTTAATTTATTATCTTTAAATCTTGCAAATAAATAAGATTGCTCTGCATCATCACCAACATCTGCTGAGTCACTACAAAATACAAAAGGTATCAAATTTCCTTTTGTTCTATTCCAAACGTCACTAACAACAGTATCACTTCCAGTGACTTCTGCATCATAAGCTGTAGGCATTAAGTCACTGCTTTGAATAAAACTAAAAGACATATCATAATTTATTCTACCCCCATAAACACCAAAGGCATTTGTTGAAGTTGCAAATGGTGATTTACTTCTTGCATTAGCAAACCTTCTACCTAAATGTGAGGCATTACCAAACTTTTGACCACCCCTGGAAGTTTGTATTGACACCCCATCATATAGTATTGTTCTGGTTAATCTAATATCTGGTGCATGAGGCATGGTGTATGATTCGCCAATCAATATGCAACCAATTTTTAAATCATAGGTAGAATTAAAAGTACCATTAGTTGCCGCCACACTGCCTTGTGAATTAGTGCCTTCAAATTGAATACCCCAATATTGGTCTGTGCTAGAATTAAATGTGAAAATGGTTGATCCATCTGTTGCTGGTTCAACAACATTATTTCCAATATTATCAGCATTTACAACCTCAGATACTCCAGAAATGGCTGTTGCTGATCCCATATCAGCAGATTGCACATTGCTTTCTGTTCCACTGTGTGCAACTCTTACCTTTGCTTCTGCACTTTTCATATTATGATTTAAAAGGGCAATAAAGTCACAATTAAATAAGTTAGTACCTAAATCTAAATTAACTAATACATGATCCGCCCTTATGGTGGCACTTGCAGAAGTTTCAAAATGAACTTGGTTCATTGGTCGCATATCAAATAGTTCTGCTTCACTACCAGCATTTAAAACAGTTATTAAATTTGATCCACTAACTACATCAAAGTTTCCATTTTGTGCAGTTCCAGTTGTCATCAAAAAGTTTATGTGATCTGTAAAAAATTTAGGTGTCTTTATATCCATGTTTGCCATTAGTCATCTACCTTTATAGCTTTTATTGAACAACCTTCAGGGGTTTTAGATATAGATGTTATCATAAATATATCATTGCTATAAGCTGTTCCATAAAGTTTAATACTTTCATCAAAATTAGTGAAATTAAAATGATCAGTAATTTCTAAATCGTTATGTTTTGGAGTTAATATATCAAAATCAACTTTTATTTTTCTGTCTTTAAATATTTCTTTGTATCCATTTGCCATGTTTGTTGCAGTGGTATTATCAATAATGTTTTCAGCATCAACATTTAATATTAAAGTTTGATTGTTTCCATCTACTGTAGTGCCTTGTGATGTAGAGTCATTTGAGGTTGCAATCTCTGTATTTTGACCAGAACCATAATCATAATTATAATGAACATTTATTTCATTTCTTACTGTGTTTAATTTTGTCCTAGATATTGATTTTAAATTTATATCATTAAAGTCAATAATAACATCTCTTGAAAATGAGTCTGTTGGTCGCATAAGTGTTCTAATTTTTGCTTTGCCGTCACCACCAAAATAAAAATAACTAAATGCCTGTTTACATATTCTATTTATCAAATCTTTAGAATTAATAAATTTATATTGACTAAATGCAAATTTAATATCTGTAACTGAATCATTAAATGGTTCTGCAATATGTCCATTGGTGGTGTTTCCAGCAGTGTCAAACTTTGCAAAATCTATATCTGATGATGATAATGAAAGTTCAGTTCTTAGAATATCTTCAATTATGTATATTGGGTTTTCAATTAAATCATTTTCATTAAAACCATTATTTCTTGAATCAGCATCGATAAATGCACCATATTTTCTACCACGACCACAAACATATACAAATTCATATTCTACTGGATAATTTATTGTTTTTGTTCTTGTAAGTGTTATTTCACGATTTAATAACTCTGAAGATGGAATGTTTATTTTTCCTCGTATAGCTTCAGCAACTGTTGTTTCATAATATTCAATTTCATTATATGGTTCAATACCATCAATTTTTAATTCAACTACAAAACCAATCTCTTTAATTTCAACTGTTATCTGGCTTGTCTGAGCTGAAAGTTTTATTTCTAATTGACCTTCAAAGTCAAATGAACTTTTTTGATCAGTAGTTGTAGTTACAACAGATTCTAATTCAGCATTATTTCCTGTAGTAGCAAGGGCATGAGAAGTTGCACCAATTTGTAAAAAATCAAATACACTATCATTGCCAGAAATTGTACCTAATTTTGCAATTGCTTTAGTGCTTATACATTCTCCAATTTTAGGAACTTTAGGAATACCCAAAAAAATACTTCTTGTGTTTGCTGTTGAACCGTCTCCAGCATTAGCAACCAATGTGCCTGATGTAGAAAAACTTCCGTCAACCATATTTGCAACATTAGTTTGACTTCCAGACCCTGAAGTAGTAAAGCTTGTTGTTGTAAGGGGTATATAAATTTTACAAGTATTATCTGCAAATCCTACAGATGGGTTGCCAGAAATTGAAGTTGAACCAGTAATATTAGCATACTTGTTATTTTTATAATAATATATATTTTCTGCATCTAAGGTATGAATAGCTTGATTATCTACTTTGGCAAAAGTTTTCAATTCAGAAACATTAAATTTATTTGTTATGATTGCTGGAAATGCACTTTTATAAAATGGCTTCATACGATCAAAATGAGTGGTTGGAATTGTACCTACATCACCAGTGTAAAAGTCACCATATGCCATTGGTATAGGTTTATTCCTGTTTGATAATGGAATATCATCACCGTTGCCAAGAGTAGATGTTGGTAACTTTTGATGAACTGTTGAACTTTTATCCAACAATGTCAATTTTAAAGAGTCATAATCATAATTTATATCACCAGATATTATCCCTGTTCCAATCATTCTTGTTGAAGTATCAAAAGTGCTTGTTTGATTTGTATTTAAAAATAATTCCCATTTTCTATTACCAAAATTATTAGTTGCGAAAAGGTCTGAAAACCTTCCTCCTTGTATTGATCTTTCTGTATTTATAATTCTTATTGACATATTACTAGATGATGTATTGAAGTCAAAAAAATTACAAGATTGTGATAGGTTTCCCCAACTTGATATAAGACCAAAATACATATCATCCCCATCTGGTCTGTCAATATCTGATAAACCTATAAAATTAGATTCATCATTATAATATAATTTGATTACCCAAAATGCTGTTGTATTTGCATTTTTAAGACTGTTACTAAGGTCTGTATCAAAACTAAGCATTTAACGTAGCACCTAAAGAGGTAGCTTTATTGATTGCTGGTATAAGTTCATTGTTTACATAAGACTCATCAACCACGCCACCTGAAATGTTTACAGTGAGACCCATATTACTTGCAAGGTTTTCTTGCTGTGCTTGATTTAAAATAACCTCACCTGGTGTAAGCATGGCTGGAACTGTATCTTGATTTCCTGATCCTTGTACTATACCACCTTCAGCAAATTTAGGAACTAAACTGTCAAATAATTTTGTAGCAGATGCCGCCAATGCCGCCCCAGTTACTAAGCCTAAAAGACCTTTTCCACCTATTTCTTTGGCTAGTATATCAGCCATCATTTGTGCAAATCTTGCTTGTATAACTTTTCTAACTGCTCCTAAAATACTATCAGAACTTTGCCCTGTTGCTATTGCTTGTTTTATAGCACTTTCTTCAACCTTGTCACCAGTTTTTTCAGCAGATTTACCAGTTGCATCTAAACTTTTGGTCACAACCTCACCTGATTCTTTTGATAACACTGCAACTGTTTTAAAGTAATCACCCCATATTGCTTTAGTCCTTTCTGTAAAATCTGATAAAGTCTGAACTTGATTTTCACCTCCAAAAAATTGTGCAATATCTGTTTCTGCTAATTGTGATGATATAGCATCAACATCTATGAAATCAGACATTTCTAATTTTTCTATGCCAAGTTTCTCACCTAAAAATGAATCTGCAAAAATATTAAATTGT